ACAGAAAGTGGAGCTACTGCTAGAACATCTTTAGGTTTAGGAACGATTGCAACACAAGCATCTAATAATGTAAGTATTACTGGTGGAGCTATAAGTGGTATGTCTGCACCATCTGGTGCTACAGATGTAGCAATTAAAAGTTATGTAGATGATTTAGTAGCAGGATTAAAAACAAGAATTATTGTAAGAGCAGCAACAACAGCAAATGTTAATTTATCTAATGCTTTGGAAAATGGCGATACTTTAGATGGTGTTACATTAGCAACTGGTAATAAAATTTTAGTAAAAAATCAAACAACAGCAACTGAAAATGGTATTTATGTTGTTCCATCAAGTGGTGCAGCTAGTAGAGATTCAGATTTTAATACAGTAGATGAATTAGCAGGTCAGCTTGTTATTGTTCAAGAAGGTACAACAAACGAAGATACAATATTTTTATGCACAACTGACACAGGTGGAAGTATTGGTAGTGCAAATATTACTTTTTCACAAGTACAACCTCAGTTTACAGGTACTGTAAGTTCAGTAGCTGTAACAGATGCAGGTTCATCAGAATTTACTGTAAGTGGATCACCAATTACTACTAGCGGAACGATCACACTTGCTGTAAATAGTATTAACGTAAGTAAAATAACAAATGCAGCTTCAAAAGGATTTGCAACTGCTATGGCAATAGCTTTATAAGGAGGAAAAATGGCACAAGACTTTGAATCAGATGGCGGTCAAATAACTAACTCAGCAACTACACTATTAACAGCTAATAGTGATGATGCTATTGTTGGATTAAGATTAGCTAACATAACTGCTGCGGCAGTAACTGTTAGTGTCTTTATTTTAGAAGGCGGCTCTACAACAAGATACCTTGTTAAAGATTTAAGTTTACCTGCGGCAAGTTCAGTTGAACTTATCCAATCAGGATCGAAAGTTGTTATGCAGAATACAGATGTTTTAAAAGGACAATCATCTGCTGCATCAAGTGTAGATGTTTGGATTAGCAGAGTTGACTCAATTAGCACATAAGGAGAATAGATGAATATTTTTGGTCAAGATTATATCGGAGATAAACCAGCAACAGAAACAGTTTATCATCATGCAGGAACATTAGATAAAAATATGGTTATTGAAAATGCTGTATTAGCAGGAGCAGTAACTTTTACAAACACAGTAACAGTAACAGGAACATTGGTAATAGTTTAATGAGTAAAATAGAAGTAGATCAGGTAGATCCTCAATCAGGAACATCCTTAACTTTAGGTACGTCTGGAGATACAATTAATATTCCTTCAGGTGTAACTTTAGCTAATGCAGGAACAGCAACAGGTTTTGCTAGTATTGCTTGGCAGTCAACTGTTGTAACAGGCGCTACACACACAGCATCTGCTAATCAAGGAATATGGATTAATACTACATCTAATGCTTGTACTTTAACATTACCTGGTTCTCCCTCTGTTGGAGATCAATTAATTTTTTCTGATTTTGCAAGGAAGTGGGGAACAAATGCAGTTACTGTAAGTTTGAATGGATCAAAATATCAAGGTAATACAGTTCCAAATCCAATTTATGATACTAATGGAGAAACAGTTCACATTGTTTACTCTGGTTCTACTCAAGGATGGATTCCAATTAATGATGGGGCAGTAGCTTTAGAAACAGGATTTACTAATGCTTCTTATGTTGTTATTGCTGGAGGTGGAGGCGGTGGTGCAGGAATCAATAGTGGAGATCAAAGAACTGGTGGTGGAGGTGGAGCTGGCGGATATAGAAGTGCTTTTAATTCTGAGTCCTCTGGTGGTGGAGCATCAGCAGAAACTGCTTTAGTTTTAAATCAAGGAGTTACTTATACAATAACAATAGGTGCTGGTGGATCAGGATCATCAAATGGTAGCGCTGGTTCGGATGGTTCAGCAAGTTCAATTACAGGTTCAGATATTACAGATGTAACTACTGTCGGTGGTGGCGGTGGTGGACAAAATGGTGGAAATGGTAGAACAGGTGGATCAGGTGGTGGCGGAGGTGGTCATATCTCTGGCGGTGGTTCAGGAGGTGCCGGAACTACAAATCAAGGTTTTGCTGGTGGTGAAGGTGGTTCAGGTGGATATGGAAATTATTCAGGTGGCGGCGGTGGCGCTGGTGGCGCTAGTTCAGCTGTAGGATCAGGAGGTTCTGGTACTGCAGGTGGTGCAGGAGTTGCTTCAACAATTACAGCTTCTTCAGTTTCAAGAGGCGGTGGAGGAGGTGGTGGTAACAATGGAACTGCTTCAGCCGGTGGTGGTGCTTCTGCAGGATCAGGTGCTAATGGAGTTGCTGGAACAGCTAACACAGGCGGTGGCGGCGGTGGAACAGGAAATAATGTAGGTGGAAATCCAACGGGAGGTACCGGAGGTTCAGGTGTAGTTATATTACGTATGCTAACTGCCGCATATTCAGGAACAACAACGGGAAGTCCAACTGTTACAACAAGCGGATCGGAAACAATATTGACATTTACAGGTTCAGGGAGTTATACAAACTAATGGCACATTTTGCAAAATTGGGAAAAGGAAATATAGTTGAAAAAGTTGAAGTCGTGGCAAATGATATTGCTACAACTGAACAAGCGGGTGTAGAATTTTTACAAAGTCTTTACGGAAAAGATACAGTTTGGAAACAAACATCTTATAACGCAACTATAAGAAAAAATTATGCAGGATTAGGGTATACTTATAGTGTTGAAAAAGATGCTTTTATATCTCCACAAACACATCGTGGATGGAAATTAAATGATGAAACTTGTAAATGGGAAGCCCCTGTTGCATATCCAAATACATTTACACAAAATTTAACAGACGAAAATGGTGATCCAATGGCAGATATATATTATTGGAACGAAAATAAATTAAAATGGGAATTATAATATAATATGACAAGTACAATTAAAGTAAATAAAATAGAAAAAGAAAGCGGATCTACACTTACATTAGGTGGACCAAGCACGGCAGTAACTTTAGCTTGTGGTGCAACTCAAACAGGATTTGGTAGAACAGGAACAGTTGACTGGTGCACTACAGCAAAGACAAGTCCATTAACAGTTGTTTCAGGTAATGGTTATTTTATAAACACAACAGGTGGAGCAGTTACAGTAACACTACCTGCAAGTCCAAGTGCAGGTGATATTGTTTCAGTAGCTGATTACACAGGAACAGCAGGAACAAATAAAATTACTTTAGGAAGAAATTCATCAAAAATAAATGGTGCTTGTTCAGATTTTGATATAGAACAAAATGATTCAAGTGTAACTTTAATATATGTTGATGGCACAGAAGGTTGGAGAGTTACAAAAGCAACTACACCAATTGTAGTTCAAAATTCTTTTATGTCAGCAACAGGTGGTACAATAACAACTTCTGGAGATTTTAAAATTCACACATTCACTGCCAGTGGATGTTTTGCAGTTACACAGGGAGCAGTAGGAGCTAATAATTTTGTTTCTTATAGTGTTGTCGCTGGAGGAGGTGGCGGTGGTGGAGATGCTGGCGGTGGAGGAGGAGCAGGAGGTTTTAGAGAAGGAAAACCTTCAAATGATCCATATACAGCAAGTCCATTAGATTCAGGTTCTGCACTTCCAGTAAGTAGTCAAACATATCCAGTTACAGTGGGTGCTGGTGGAACAGCAGGAGCTGGTCAAGGACCAACTTCTCCAAATGCACCGCAAGGTTCAAAAGGTGGTAATGGAAGTAATTCAATTTTTTCAACAATAACATCAGCAGGCGGTGGAGGCGGAGCAAAAGAACCTACATCAGCTCCCCCTGTTCCTGATGCAAACAATGGTTCAGGTTTACCTGGAGGTTCAGGAGGTGGTGGAAGTTATACAGGTTCTGGTAGACCTTTAGCAGGTTTAGGTGGAACAGGTAATACACCTCCAGTTAGTCCAGCTCAAGGAACTAATGGTGGAGCAGGTCCTATAGGGACTCCATCACCTTCTAACTCATCAAGTGGTGGTGGTGGAGCAACTGTTGCTGGTTCAGGCACAAATCCACCTGGTGCAGGTGGTGCAGGTGGTGCAGGTGCAACAACAAATATTACAGGTTCTCCAGTAGCTTATGCTGGTGGAGGTGGAGGTGCAGGAGGTTCTGCTGGACCAGCAGGAGCTGGTGGAACAGGTGGTGGTGGAGCAGGTGGAGATTCAGGTAATCCAGGTAATGCAGGTACAGTCAATAGAGGTGGTGGTGGAGGTGGAGGTTTTCCAGATCCACAATCAGGTGGTGCTGGCGGATCAGGTATAGTAATATTAAGATATAAATTTCAATAGGTAATTATGAGTACAATTAAAGTAAATAAATTAGAACAAAGATCAGGATGCACAGCTACAGTCGGTGGTGGTGCTGGTAAAACTGTTACAGTAGATGCAACTACAGTTACATTAGGTAGATGTGGCGGTGCAGTTAATCTTGCACCAGGGGCATCACAATCAGGATTTGGTAGAACAGGGACAGTAGATTGGTGTACAACTGCTAAAACATCTCCTTTCACAGCAGTATCAGGCGACGGATTTTTTTTAAATACAACTGGGGGAGCGATAACAGTAACACTACCTAGTTCACCTTCTCAAGGTGATATCGTAGCATTTAAAGATTATGCAGGAACTTGGGGTTGCAACAACGTAACTGTTGCTAGAAATGGATCTAAAATTGGCGGTGAGTGTGCATGTGCAACTTTAAATACAACAGCACAATCAGTAACTTTAATTTACGTTGATGGTACAAAAGGTTGGCAAGATATTCACGATTCAACTGCTAATATAAGAGGTAACGCCTTTATATGTGCTAGTGGTGGATGTATTTCACAATCAGGAGATTTTAGAATTCACACTTTTAATAGCTCTGCTAATTTTATTGTAAATACAGCAGCTAACGCTCCCGCAGACAACGCAATAGATTATTTAGTTGTCGCTGGTGGAGGAGGCATAGGTAGTACGAATAGAACAGGCGGTGGTGGAGGTGGAGGGGTAAGAGCGTCCGCTGGAACTTCAACAGGTTCTTACACAGCAGGTCCTTTAGCGGCTTGCGTTGCTTCAATTACAGCTTCAGCTGGAACTTTTCCAATAGCAGTTGGTGCTGGAGGAGCGGCAAGAAGCCAAACTCCTGAAGCATCTTGTGGAAGTAATGCTGTTCAAGGTAATCCAGGTGCAGTGTCAACTTTTTCAACTATAACTTCAACAGGTGGTGGCGGAAGTGGAACGGTAGCAAACCCAGGTGGTTCACCACTTATGAATGGTCTCCCTGGTGGATCAGGTGGTGGAGGTGCTGCTGGAAATGGACAATATGGTGTAGGTGGAACTGGAAACACTCCACCTGTAAGTCCACCACAAGGTCAAGCTGGTGGCGCAGGAGTTACACCATCTAATAACTATTCAGGTGGTGGCGGTGGAGCAACAGAAGCTGGAGTTAATGGTGATGGTAGCACAGGTGGTAGAGGTGGTGCTGGATTAACAAATTCAATAAATGCTTCAGCAGTAGGTTATGGTGGTGGAGGCGGTGGAGCAATATGTGCTCCATCAGGTGCAGCAGGTGCTGCTAGTCCATGTGGATCAGGTGCGGCTGGAACTAATAGTCCAGGAAGTAATGCAAATAATGGCGTTACAAATAGAGGTGGTGGAGGCGGAGGATTAAGAAACTCACCTGGTAATACTGGTGGTATTGGAGGATCAGGAGTGGTAATATTAAGATATAGAATTCAATAGTTGGATGATAATTAAAAATAAGATATAAGGAGAAACATTATGGCACATTATGCAAAACTAGGAATAAGCGGTAAAGTTATCGGCGTTGAAGTTGTAGCTGATAAAGACTGTTATAACGCAGATGGTATTGAAGATGAAGAAGTAGGAAGACAGTTTATGGAAAGAATCCATAGCTGGCCTCTTTGGAAAAAAACATCTTATAATACACTGTGCGGCAAACATAGTTCAGGAGACGATTCAAAAGCATTAAGAGGAAATTATGCTGGTATAGGTATGATTTATGATGAGGACAATGATTTGTTTTTACCTCAAAAACCTTATGCTAGTTGGGTTTTAAATGTATCAGAAGCTAGATGGCAATCACCAGTAGGAGATTCACCAGAAATAACTGATGAGCAAAAAGCTCAAAATGATGCAGGAACTCATGCTTGGAGTTATAACTGGAATGAATCTGGTCAATCTTGGGATCTTTCTAATACGCTAGCCTAATCCACTTGACATTTTTATAAGATTTTATTACATATCTAAACAGGTATGCAAAAGAAAGTATTAACAGAAGTAGACTTATATACAGGTGAGATTTCTATGCCTAAAGGCTTTGAAATTGATCGTGATAAAATAAGAAATGACATTATAGAATCTTTTGTTAAAGAAGATAGAGTTAATACTAATCCAAGAGTTTATGCCTTTGATGATTATGTTGTGCCTTTTTCTCAACCTTTACAATGGATGCAAGATTATATGAGAGATCATTGGAGAGTTGAATATGGCTATACTTTAGTTCAAAAAAATATGCATGGCAATGTTATGCATCCTAAAGAAAAGTCTTGGACAAGAAATCAAGTTGAGCCTGTTGATTTACGTAACTCACCAGATTACACATTAATATATGGTGTTGATGTTAAAGAAGGTTCTTCAGAATGTATCATTGAATATGATGATAACAGAAGAAAAAATAGAACGTGGCACTTACCTATAAAAAATAATCACTTTATAATGTTTCCAGCTACTAATAAGTATTCTTTTTCACCAAATATTTCTAAAAGTTTAAATATAATTTTAACAATTAACTATGAATATATATAAAAATTTTTTAAGTAAAAAAGACTTTAAAATTTTAGAATCTAAAATGATGGGGGATACTTTTCCTTGGTATTATAATGATGAGATAGTTGATAAAAAAGATAAGTTCTTTCAATTTACCTATGTTTTTGTGGTAGATGGTAAAGAAAACTGTCATCCTGAAATGATGCAAATTTTAAAACCTATATTAGAAAAACTAAAATACAAAAAGATGGAAAGAATAAAAGCTAATCTTTTAACAAAAACTGAGGACACTATAGAACATGGACTTCACACAGATATAGATGATATTACAACAGGTATATTTTATCTAAATACTTGTAATGGATATACTAAATTTAAAGGTGGAAAAAAAATAAAAAGTGAAAAAAATAAATATATAGAGTTTAATTCTAATATGATGCATACAGGTTCTACATGTACAGATGAAAAGAGGAGAGTTGTAATAAACTTTAATTATTCATGAATATATCTAATCACTATTGGTACTTTGAATCTGCGATACCACCAAGAATTTGCGATATGATTGTAAAATACGGTAAGGCAGAAAAACAAAGAGAGATTATGGCCATTACAGGTGGCTATGGTAGAGATAGAGATTTAAATAAAGCACCATTAACAAAAGAAGAAATAAAAGATTTACAAAAGAAAAGAGATTCTAATATTATTTGGATGAATGACAGATGGATCTATAAAGAAATACAACCTTATGTTCATATGGCAAATAAAAATGCAGGTTGGAATTATGACTGGGATTGGTCAGAGTCTTGTCAATTTACCATATATAAAAAAGGTCAATACTATGATTGGCATTGTGATAGTTGGGATAAACCATATGTAACTAATGATGTAACAAATGGAAAGATAAGAAAATTATCTAGTGATATGGAATCTAGGTTATCCATTTAAATAATATGAATGATATAAAACAAGGTGGTAGTAGTACACCACAAAAACCAAAGGGACACGTAGATTTTAAATCTGCATTTTATTTTCAAACGCCAGTATGGATTGCAGATGCACCAATGTTTTTAAAAAATGCAACTAAAGTTACAGATAAATATATTAAAAAAGCAGAAAAAACTCTTAAAGATAAATTAAAAAACGAACCTAAATGGAAAAAAGATATAGGTACATTTGGTTTATCTAAACATAGTGAAAGTTTTTCTAATGATCCTAAAGTAAAAGATTTAGTTCAGTTTATAGGACAACGATCTTATGAATTTTTAGATTGGCAAGGTTTTGATTTAAAAAATCATAGTTTACATTTTACAGAATTTTGGGTTCAAGAGTTTAGTGAAAAAGGTGGTGGTCATCATTCTACACATCAACATTGGAATCAACATGTATCAGGATTTTACTTTTTAAAATGTAGTGAAAAAACATCTTATCCTATCTTTCACGAACCGAGACCTGGTGCAGAGATGACAAAGTTACCCTTAAAAAATCAATCACAAATTACAATGGGAACTAATCAAATACACTACAAACCTACACCTGGAACGATGATTATTTTTCCAGGTTATGTTCCACATGAGTTTGCAGTTGATGCAGGATTAGAACCTTTTAGATTTATACATTGGAATATAAAAGTTGTTGAAACAGCAATATCAAAAGAAAGGAGTCAAAAAGATGAGCTTCAAAAAAAATAAATATATAGTTATTAAAGAAGCTGTACCAAAAGATATAGCTGAATTTGTTTACAATTACTTCTTACTTAAAAGAACTGTTGCAAGAACTTTATTTGATCAAAGGTATATATCTAACTTTACAGAGGAATGGGGAACGTGGGCAGATAATCAAGTTCCAAATACATATTCGCATTATGCAGATATAGCTATGGAAACATTATTGATTAGAACTTTACCTATTATGGAAAAGAAAACAGGACTTAAATTAAATCCAACTTATTCATATGCAAGAATATACAAACCAGGTGATGTGCTACATAGACATAAAGATAGATTTAGTTGTGAAATATCTACAACTTTAAATCTTGGAGGAGATCCTTGGCCTATACATTTAGAACCAAAGAAAAATGTTGGTATACCTGATGGTAAAAAAATTACTGTAAAGAGTGATAACAAAGGTATTCTAGTTAATCTAAAACCTGGAGATATGCTAGTTTATAGAGGTATGGAACTAGAACA